ACTGCAAAAACTCCACTCTGTTGGTTCTTCACATACTAAGCAAAATCCTGTTCGGATTGGTTTAAACGCTTTTGCGGTAGCACGGCGTAGCTCTTCCTGAGCTTCCATTGCTTCCTGTGCGTCGTCGATAATATCTGCCATGGTTCTAATTTCCTTAATAATACTTTAATTATGCCTTATTGAAAAATTTCAATGATTTATTGCAGTTTTCTTTCACTATTGTTGTTTTTATCCGCCAAGAATTTAATAAATTCTGCATCGGCTTCTGGGTCCAATTCATCAAGGTCAATCTGACGCGAGTTTTCAAACAGCTCACCGGTTGATGCCATGCGGTGAATCTCTGCCATAAATTCATTGAGTTCTTCTTGTGTACCATCAAAATTGTCAAATGCGCCAGGGGCAAACTCAATTTTAAGGGGCTTATCGTTTTCCATTGTTAGTCCTTGGATACTGTGGTCTTGAACAAGATGCCAAACAGCACATTCAAACCCCAGGCTTGAAGCCAGGTGATTTCTTTAACACCTGCCACAGCATCAACCAAACAACCGTTCCATAGCAACATCACTGGCAAACTAAACAAAAGTCCCAGTCCAATAACAACGGCTACGATACCTACAAGTGCGAGCAAGATTTTCATTTTGTTTCCTTAAATCGTTATCAATTTGATATGTACATTGTACAGGATATGTTTTTACCGGTCAACCTTTTTTCTTGGTCCAACGATAAAAATGCGGAGCATATTCAACATAACTGCAATGAGCCCATTTATCCATTCTATTATAGAAATTCCTACGATCAAGTGATCCATCCAGTAGTTTCATTATCCACTCGTTGTTGTTGCGTGAAGCTCGTGTCTTGGCTGCACGTTCGGTATTATAAACACCAATTGTTTCACCACTGGTTTCTTTGTATACAACAAACATTTCAATCACCTGTGTGACGTATACAAAGATTTAGGTGGGCCTCCTCATGCCGAACAATATAGGCGTGAGCCGCTGTTGCTTCTTCTAATGTTTCATATCGTGCAACAACATTAGAATCGCCGTTGTCATAGAACAAGCAGGTTTCGTATAAACCAGATCCAAATCCTGCAGAATTTAACTTGACAGTGGAGATCTCAACCGTTCCTACTCGATCCAACGCCACCCGCTCAGGCATTACAAAATTTTTCATGGTAACTGCTCCTTATCCCCAAGTCAAACCAAATCGTTTTGCACACACAGGACCATAACCAACTTGTGTGCTACGCTCATCTTTCAAACCATGGCTACAAAAACTGCAACCACCTGTGAGTCTGCCGTAACGTCCTGCGGTCTGTGCAGGATCTTCGCTGAACTCTTTGACCAGCTCACACACTTCTTGCGTGGCACTACGGGTTGCAAAGAACTCACCAGTAACATCAACCCGACCAAAGAACTTGTTCTGTCCAAAGGGCTGGCCGTCTGTGATCATGATCTGTCCTGCATACTTGCTCATTGCGCCAGCCCGGTTAAACACCACAGACTGACCGTCAGCTGTCTGCAAGCGGACTTTAATGCGCTTCATGGTCTTGCTGGCCACATCAAACAGATCCTGGATGGCCTTGAAGTCCACAGTCACATACGCAACCGGAGCAGGTTTAGGAGCCGTGGCCCGCTGAGTCAGTGTATCAACCCAAGGCAACTGTTTGTCGCTGAGTTTGCCAAAGCGATTAAAGCCAGCAATCAGCGAACCAGCAAAGTTACGATCGCTTTGTCCCAGTTGATCCACCACAGCCGCCAAGGCATCAACAGCAACTTTTTGGGTGACATCAACAGCAACTGAAGTACGGATTTTGTGTGCAAACATTTTGTTTCCTTTTTGCTAGTATGTAAGTATTATACTGTATTGGGCCGTTTTGGTCAACCAGTTTACATGCTCCAATAAGTTTCTGAAGCAGGATTGCAACACCAAGGAGTGTCAGCATCAATTGTCACAGGCTTACCCGACATCAAATTCTTCACTGTGATCTTGGGTGCAGTATAGGTAGCACGGTCCACAATGTTCAGTTGGCTTTCAGTCCAACCTGCTTTGTTACAAAGACGTGTGCGGGTGGCACGAGCGGCACCAAAAGTTTTGTATGCACGGGTTTTGTTGGGACCGTCTGTAACGATTAAACCTGTACCTTTTGCGACGATTACGTATGACATTTTGAGTTCCTTTTTACTGTTTATGTGTATATTATACTGTGGATTGGGCCTACTGTCAACCGAAATTGTGTTGTATTTTTACAACGAATTTGGAACAGGATGAAATTCAAAGCGGTAGCCCAAAGACTTCGGATACAGTTGGTATTGCAGTTCACGCACTTCGCGGCCCATTTCTGCTGAATCGCGATGTTGCCAAACTGAAGTTGAAACAATTCGCTCGCCAGACTTGCAACGGCGGTCCACTTTGTAAATGTACATGGTGTGTGACTGTTTCATGATAACTCCTTAAAGTGTATTGAGTGCTGGTTGCATGATTGCTGTCAGTTCACGCTCACGAGCATGAGCCGCTGTCTTGCCACGCACAACTTCTAACAGGTAAGGCGTAAAGCCTTCGCGACCATGTGTACGAAGTGCTTCGCACAAGTTCCAGTTCTTGCTTTCTGTATTGGCACGGCTTAGGTGACGGTTAAAGCGTCCACGAACTGAGCTCAATGCAGAGCCATCAACTACTGTGATTCCGATGTAGCTTTCGCCAGTAACTTCGCAGAACAGCTCGTATATCGCATGGTTGCGATCGGTGCGGCGCTTGCGCGGTGTTGGAGTGTTTTTGCAGTTCATGTTATTATTATAGCACTCTGGCCCACTTTGGTCAACCGTTTTTTGGCATTTTTGAGCCTATTTTTGGATTATTTTGAGCCTATTTTTGGGTTATTTTGTTGTAAAAATACAACAATATTATGTGGCTATAATACAACAGAATTAAACGATGTTGTGTGGCTATAATACAACATGTCATAAATAATGTTATGCGATTTTATTCGCATTTTTAAAAGGAGCCTGTATTATGGCATCGAAATTAGTAATTTTAAAGCAAGTACGTCCAAGCATTGATGTACCATTTTTCACACAATCTGCTGAAGCAAAAGCCACAGTGGCCGCTGAAGAAATTGTAGTAGTAGCTGGCGAAAGAACAACTGGCCAAGGTTTAATCAAACTACGCACATTGTTTTTTCCATACGTGGCAGCATATGACGCATGGGTAGCATCATCGGCAATATCTGCCGTTCATGCCGCAAAAGCAACACATAATGCAGCACACAACATCGTCGAAACACAGCACGAAGTTGATATGCCAAAATACAACCCATTTGCTTAATTTTAAGTTTATTTGGTTGTTAATGAAAAACGCCCTTTCGGGCGTTTTTTAATGAGCAATATTAAAGGTTAATCTTTTTAACAAGCGGTCTGGCTCGCCTGGTTCAAATGTAACCGGGTCTCTACGATGTACGCTGTTCCAGTTATCATATATCAACATGTCACCATTGGTCCAATGATGTTTGTATAGCGTATCCTTTTTACCTTCGCATAAAGTATACACACCTTCCATGAAATCAGTAAATGGTTTAATTTCTACGCCATCTCTTGAAATATGATGTATCCATGTTTTATCTGCGCCATAACAATTCATGCGTGGGCTTAGTCTTCCTGAATAAGTATTGGTTTTAAAGAATGGATAGTCAACCATTTGTGTGCCTGGCACATACATAAAGTGCTGAGTCACTGTAACGTCATTGTAGAATTTGCGTTCTTCTTCTGTAAACTGATCATAAGCAGCTTCTAAATTTAACCAGTAAGTATCACCACTGCCATTTTGTGTAGTTCTTACCATGTATAACGCACGTGCTGGAAAACTTTTTTCGCCAATGTGAGCCATGTCAGCATGGTATTTCATTTCGTTGTCTTTCCAAAAATTATTTTGAGTTTTAAAATAGCTGGTGGGAAAGTCAAGTCCTTCTTTGTTTAGTGTCGAATCAAATCGACCAGAGCCTTTTCGGTAATCATCAACTGTCCACAAGGTACCAAATTTTTTGCCAATTTGGTGGAACTCAGCATCTGTCAATGTTGGCGGCAGGCCTTTGATAATTAATAATCCTCTACCAACCAAACGATCTCTCCAGACCCGATTGTCTTCGGCAAGAAACTCTTCCAGTGTCACTGTATATTCTGTACACCATGAATCGTATATATCTTTAATAATCATAAATTGTAGTCTCCTGTATTATTTATCTACGCATTTTGGAGATGTCAATCGCTTCTTCGTCGCTGAACACAGGCACAGCATTTGACTTGTGCATGGTAGCTATACCTTTTACTTTGGTGCCAGTATACACATTAGGAGCTTTGAGAGTGGCGTTACCACCTGTATCTCGGCTGGGCAAACGTGGACCATATTCGCGGCCAGGGGGCGGAGTAAGCTTGGGAATTGAGTTGAGATTTGCGGCTGTAACTTTCTTGCCACTAAAGGATTTGTATTTGGCCCATTCTGCTTGCTTGTTGGCCCATTCTTGCGCTAACAATTCGGCCTGACGTTTGTGTTCAGCACTGGCCCATTTGCGTTTGGTCTTGTGTTTGCCGGTGGTACTAAGCCATGGACCTTCTAAATGCATTGTCATAGTGAGCCTTAATTAAACTTTAATGCTTGCAGTATAGCATACGTAGAAAAAATTGTCAAAGAAAAATGCTCACTTTCAAAACGCATTCCAGGGCACGACTCCTATACGTTTTGGCCCAGCAGCCGGGCAACCCTGAAGTAACGCAAGCGTTCCTAAGGTAGGGTGTTCTTAATGTGGACTATATGGATTACGTTTCCAGTCGTTGTCGGGATACTTGGCGTCTGGTTCTGGATACACCGGATAGTTATTTGGATTTGGGGGTACGTCTTTATGCTGGTCCATATGGATTTTCACCTGTCAACTTTGGTTGAGCAAACCATAATTTAAACCAAGCGTCTGTACCTGGTTCAATGTTATTCTTTTTCATAAACTCGCCTTTTTCGCTGCCACCATGGGTCAGCGGGCTTTCGGCACCATCACCTTTGGCACCAGAATCAAGTCCTGCTAGTTTTTTAATTCTTTCTATATCTAAATGTTCACTGCTGTGTTCTGCTTCTTGTAAATCTGCCAATGCTTTTGGATCAACATAAGCGTCAGGCACACTGGGATCATTGCCCTTGGCCATTGGATTGAAATCTTTGGCTGTAACACGATACTGTATCATTAGTATTCGCCTTCGGCACCGTCGCTTTGTTCTCTAAGATCTTCTACCAAAGTACTTAGAGACTTTGACATACGACTTTCTACATACCCATAACCGCCAATTGCTGCCTTGATATGTGCCAATGTGTAGTGCTCCATTGAACGAAATTCACGTGGAAGTTCGGTGCGTATCAAATGCTCTATATCTTGCATTGCTGAACCTAATGCTCTAACAAGAGTTTCTAATTCGTCGGCAATTTCGCCAGCTTTTTCACTGGTAATATCATCATTAATTG